GCATCTATTCCTTTCTGTTAGTGTTAATGTCATTTTTCCTCTTGTATCTTTCTATTTTTAGTTGTGTATAGTGTCTGGTTGTTCTTAATTTGGGCCTACATGAAAATATATTGTAAAAACCATACAGAAATACCAGTAGAGTATAGATAACTATTTCATATAGCTATTATACACTATATTTTTATGTTTGTCAATGCTTTAAATGGTGTTTAGGAAGGTCTAAGTAATAATGTTTTTATTCTGGAAATGATTTTATTTCTCTTATCATGTCATCCACATCTTCTTTTGTGGGGAATCTGCCCATGTCTTCTTTGGAGAGGAACAGTTCTCCATTGCGAAATATATCAAATTGACCCTTTTCGCCTCCTTCTATTTCGCATGTATCCATGACATTACTATTAATGTGAGCAGACAAACTTGCCGCTTGAGGATAGTAGTGTCAAGATGTACAATATTTTATATTGAACATACTTTTTTCTCCTGTCATGGTAATCCGCTTTCTTTGTAGTGAAAAAATGATTCACTATTAAATGACTTATCACAAATGTACATATCAAAATGTGGCTTTGTTCCCACCTCTAAATGGTGATACTTACATCCCCACTTTTCTAATTGATTACGAGTGAGTTCTGTAAAGTCATCCCCCGATACACATCCTCTTGCAGTCCAATATGTAATGATATGTCCCTTATCATATAAATCATTAATAACATCTATTCTAGCATAGTGGGGGGTAGCTTTACTATATTGTGATGCGTCATCAATCTTATGTTGAAATGGAGTGTCACATATTGTTCCGTCAATATCAACATATATTATTTTTTTCGATTCCATTCTCAATTAACTTCATCTAGATATTTTAAATCATTTTGTGCTTCTTCAAGTTGGTCATACACCATTTTTAGAGCTTCCTTTTGTGCACTTTCATGTTCTTCGATAACCTTTTCAAATGTTGCTATTCTATCTACCACCTGTTGTCTAACCTTTGGATACATACTATTTGGCAACTTCTCATATTTATTTTCCTGACTCATCTACCAACTCCTTTTTATTACTAATTTCTTGCCTTCTTTTAGACAAATTATATAACGCTGCAGCTATTTCTTGTAAACTTTTATCATCCATATAATCTAGATAATTAATAATTCTCATTTTCCTTGTATCATTATCAAGTTCAACTTCCATCTGACCATACTCCTTTTGGGTTATTTTTGGTTTTATGTCTTTCCATTATTAGCTTCCTTGCTGAAGGATTATCCTCATTCCACCGTTTGGCCCTAGCTATACACAATTTTTTATTTTTCTCATACCACTCTTTCTGATTTTTCTTTTTCTTCTTACTATTCTTTTGTTGTTCTAGAACTGCTTCTTTATTTCTATGATACCACTCTCTCTTTTGTCTCTTTCTTTGAGTATTTTGATTCATAAGTACAAAGAGTTGATGAAAGTTGTCCCTATGCAAGAAGCTCTCTCCAGCCGTATTTACATATCCAATAAGAATCTACAATATCAGTTGTAGGATTTGTCAGTTTAGTTGATTTTGGTCTAAGGGTTTTCTGGAGGCCTACTGGTGCAACACACTCTTTAGAAAATGCGTCATACATTAAATCTTTATTCGCATTACCCTTACCTGTGGCATATTTTTTAATAACGGTAGGTGGTATTGATGTGAAGGTTTGGTTTGCCTTATACATCTTGTGTTTAAGTAATCCAGAATTTTCTGCAACAGAACGAACATAAGATTTACCAGAAGTAGCAAAGGCATATCCTTCTATGAATACTTGACATCCACCAATTATACTCATAGCCCAATCTGAAAGTAGGTCATGTCTTTGTTCCTCTGTTTCCCATTCTGGATATTCGTGTGCACACAGATTTATAATTTCATGTGGGGCGGCCCGTTTGAGTCGTTGTGAAGTTTCCAAATAATGAATAGTGCACATATTAAAGTTAAACTGTCGAATATCATTTGTCTCTTTCCATACGCATATTGCCGGTGATGTTAATGAATAATCAATCCCAGCTAGTCTCTTCATCATGTATAATACTCTCTGCAGGTTCTTCAATTAGACTACTGCAGAAAGGACAACATTCAATAACCTGTTTAGGCATTTCATCTTTCATTTTATATTTAATGACATATTCTTCATCGCAGTAATCGCACAATATCGCATAAAGTATATAGTCATCTTCATTTATCTTAATATCTATAGGCATCAATTCCCTTATTATAATTTAAACAGAATCCTTTAAGGTTAATGGTTTTTTACTTTGTTCTTCTGCTGCTTTACGTTTTACTTCTAGTGAACATTCATATGAAATATCGTAAACGTATTTATTCAGATGTGGTGGAAGCCTCAAATTTGTCCCAATTTCTTTCACAAAATGTTCATATTCATAGTCTTTTTCAAATCCATCTACTGTACATTTGACTACTTCAAATACTTGTTTTGGTGTCAACATTCGTTGTACATTAGTATTCATAGCCATGGAAAGAAAATATTTTGCATACCAATATTCCTTCTTTACATGAGGCCATGGTTTGTGGGTTTCTTTTTTTGTTTTCGTTACTTCAGTTTTGATTTCCTTTTCTGGTTGTGACGGCCCGAAATTTATTGTACAGCCTCCAAAGATTATAGTAAATATAATTATGATGATTAAATTTTTCATCTATTCCTTGTTAAATTATTTCACAACCTCCTGCCGTACATGCCAGCTCTTGACTTGCTATGGTGTAGTCTTGTGATTCGTATTTTGATAACTCTGCCCAATCCACATTTTTAGGCATCGTCTTTAAGGCTTCTTTGTACTCTTCCTCTGTACAGTCTTGATATGGTGCCTGACGATATACATGCTCACTAAATGGAAGAAATGATATACCACTAATAGAATCAAAATGATCATACACCCAAGCTGCTACTTCAACCCACTCATCTTCCTTTACGGAAATTGTAACAGATGGTTTATGTTCACACCAACTTTTTGCATAAACTTTCCATAATTCTAGTTGTTCTACTGCAGACATATCATTTCGACAGGTTGCCCCCTTTGGACTTTTTTGTGGAAATGAAAAGACTGTTGTATGTTCTGGTTTTGATATATCCACCTCATTTGGAAATCCCATATTTTTCATGAGTTTACAAAGTGGATCTTTATTGTCTGCTCTTACAGTACGGATATAATAAGGATTATGACGGGCATGAATACCAGAAGCACTATCAACAAGCTGACTAACAGTACCAGAAGGTTTAACACAAGTAATGGCGGCACTAACTGGAATTCCAAGTTTTTCAGCCCATTCTTTATTAGTTTCATACGCAATATTCCTAAGTTCTTCTAATAATGTATCTAGTCCTTTTTTAGATCCATTTGTAAGAGGATTATCCATTATTCCTGTAAGGGATACTCCCAATAATCGTTCTTCATCACAATTCTTTTTCCACTCTCTTGAGAGGTATTTGAATTCAGTAAGGGTAGATTGAAATGTGCCAAGGATAGCCGCAGTTCTAACTTTTTCTTTGAGAGATTCGCGAGTGTCCTCTCGTCTGACAACGCACTCTGAGAGGTTGCAGAATTCTCGTGACCGTAAAATGATCTCGCTACATGGATTTGTGCCAAAGTCCTCTCTAGTAATTCTTCTTGTAATAAATTTTCCATTTTCATCTTTATGTCTTTCATTTAATTGTTCAACTGTTTTTTTGGCTGACATACCATTATAAATTCCACGTTCTCCTGACTTGGAATCATATAAGGATAACCACTCTCGCATGAAAGTACCAACGTCTGGTTTTTCTTTATAGTTAACAGAGTTGTTTGCGAGTGCTCTTTGGACATTGTGTGTATACCACTCACCATGCTTGGCGAAACGCATCTCACGATCATTAAGGTTAGACAAGCTAATGAGAGCACTCCTACGAACACCCCCCACAACCACGATTTCTGCTGTCTTGCATACGATGTCATGACATTCTACTGGATGTAATTTTCTACCTAAAGAGTTCTTAAAAGTATTTATTGTAAATTTAAACAAATCTACTAGTGGTGCTGGGCCTGATGCCCGTCCACCAAAGGTCTTGAGAGGTGCACCGGCTTCTCTTACCTTAGACACATCCCACTTTGGAATATGACCACCATACAATAATGATACTAATTCTTTAAATGCTTTAGCCCATCCCAACTTTGAATCTGCAACTACTACTACAGTATCAGTATCATATAATTCATCTGGAACTACTGGTAATTGATTAGTGTGTTCTTGTTCTACAGAAAACCCCACTCCTGTTCCATTCATCAACACATAAAGAATTTCATCAAATGATCTTGGACTATCGACTTTAATATAAGCGCAATTATATCCTGCAACGTTTTCTTTTTCTAATGCTGGCCCTGCAGTCATAAGACACCTCATTGAAGGCATCACTTTCAATTCTTTGACTGTATTCTCTAGTTCAACTCTTTGACCATTTTCAAGTTTATAATCATGATTTTCTTCCAACCATTTCGTAAAAAAGTTAAAATATCTACCAACTGTTTCATCCCATGTTTCCCTTCTTCCCAAGTCGTAATCCCATCTAGCGTATCTGGATAGGTGGATGTATTCTTGATAAATGGTTGGTAGTCTCATTCTGATTCTCCTGTACTTAATTTTTCTAAATATTCTGTTCGTTCTCTTTTTGATAGTTCTTCAGGTTCAAACATGGCAGTTTCTATCCATCCCACTTGTTCTCTGAGGACTTTCATTTCTTGTTTTGAAAATGTTTTAGCTCCTCTAACATAATCTTCAAATGCTTCACAACATAAAGGAAATTTTGGTTTCACTAACTCATACATAGCATCGGAGTAGTCTTTAATTTCCTTTTGTGCATGATTATCAGATCTCAATTTTACAAAATGGAAAAAATTGTGTAAGTCAATTTTCCAAATACATTCAGTATAATTAGCAACTGGTAACACCGCTCTCGCTAGTTCACGCGCAATATCCTCTTCAAGTAGATTTTCGTATGCTATGTGAGCATTATCATAAACCCTATTGAATTCAAAATGTAATAGACCAGTAGAGGGATGTATTTCACCTCTTCCTTGGTTGTTTGTACTGGATTGTTTTTGAAGGTAATCAGCCTCAGGCAGATAGTATTCATTGCTCATCACTGAGTAACGGCCAGAGTACTCGTTTAGGTTTGCCGTCCTATGTCTAACGAGTTGTCTCATTACAAAAATTGGTAATTTCAAATGAAACTTGACTTCACACATCTCAAAGGGTGAGGTGTGTTTATGTCTCATTAGGTAACGGATAAGGTTCCGTGTTTGATTTACCTTTCTTGTTCCTTCTCCATAACTAATACGAGCGGAGTTCTCTACTTCTTCATCATCACCCATCACATCTAGAAGTTTTACAAATCCTAGTTGATGAATGGTTTTCATACCTAAACTTTTTTCCAACTATGTACTTCCCACTCACCCCGCTGACCAGAGTAAGTATTTGTATTTATAATTTCATCTAACCGAGCATCCTTTATACTGGTTAGAACCATGTCATTGATATCTTTACAAGTAATTGAATTTGGCCATACCACAATCTTCCAACCATTCTTCAAAAACCTTACCATACTTTTCACTATTTGAAAGTTTCTTGGTTCATTGTCAAATATGAGTGTGGTCTTATTTTTATCAATGAGAGTCAAATCAGACATATCCGCACCAGCCATTGCGAGACAATTTGGAAGAAATAATGAATCAATTGGGCCTTCTACTAAATATGTATATTGTTCTGAATTCCACCTTTCAAGTCCAAACACCTTTGGTACATCTTCGTGAACCTTAACTGTTACATATCTAACTTTAGATTCTTGTAGGGCCCGTCCCTGTGCTCCGATAAGCTGGTTATCTTTATCAAAAAAGGGTATCACTAGTCTTGGTTCTTTACCCATCAAATTTGAGTAATCTATTTTACATACTGAAAGGGCCCATTCCTTGAAATCTTCTGTGTAGAAGATTTTATCCATAAACTGTTGAGGTATTTCTCTACTCTCACAATAAACTCTTGCGTAATGTTCTTTTGGTAAGGACTCTATAGATGGTAAATCTATATTAGTTTTCTTTGGTTTGAATGTTGGAGTCTCAAATTTGAATTCTGGAGCTTTAGATTTTCTTTTACCAGTTTCACCCGCCTTATATCTTTCCATGATATATTGTTTATGGAGAAATGGATCAAGGTCTTTGATAAGATTACCTACAGATTGACCTACACCACAATTATGACATTGAAGAAAAGGTCTGTCTTTTTACGATAAACATAACCTCTTGCTTTAGATTTTGATTTTTGGGAGTCTCCACATTGAGGACAACGAAAGTTCCAGAGATAGTCTCTGACTTTCTTGAAACGGTCTAATCGCGGAGAAAGAAGACTCAGGTATTTTGTGTCAATAATAATACTCATAATGTAAGGAATAAAAATGTCAGTCAATATAATAATTATAACATATTTTTAGGATTTGTCAACCCCTTCTGTTGATAGCGTGTTGATTTTTTATCCAAGCATTTGCTGCTCTACTTGATGGTTTTGTATCAATTAGTTTTCCAATTTCTACAAATACTTTGGTGAAAACGTCTTCACCAGCGGAATTGTTGTCTACCAAGATAAAACTACTTCTACCAAAATAGGTTTGAAATTTTCCCATATTCTTTTGAACTGCATCCCACATCTTTTTCACATCATCCTCATCTAGACTTCTAGGCCGTGCTTCATTTCTTTGTAGAGCAACATCAAGAGAAGTATTGACAAATATCATATAGGTATCATATCCTATCTTTCTAAGCTTATCAGATGATTTCTTTATCTTATTAAAGTCTTTACCAGTTCCATCAATCAAGAGTCCAAGACGACCATCAATAGCATGGCCCTCTTTTTTAGCGATAAGTACTTTGGCTCTGTCTCTTATGGCTTGACCTTCATCTGAATATATGTCCGCTGCAGTGGTTGCCATACCAACATCCTTTAACATTTTAGTGAATAGTGGGTCTGAGTCAATTGTCTGCAGTCCATACGGACTTATTTTACCACCACCAGATTCTCTAGCAACATGAGATTTACCAGAACCTGGCCCACCAGCAGTGTAGAATGCTTTGAATATGCCTGGGTCATTGACCCCTTCTTGTATAAAATCTTGAAATGTTTTCATTTTTTCTTTTCCTTTGCAACAACTGCTCTTGTGTATATTTCTAACTCTATGGAAGCATCCCACGATTTTATCGGCCAGTTCTTTATATCTGTAATCTGTTGCTTAATTTCATCCTCTGTCTGACTCTATATGCCTGGTTTGTCTGGCCAAATATGAATTGTTTTAACCTTAATATTATTAACTATTTGTTCATCCCATGCATTATCTGACATTCTTTTTGATTTTGCATAACCATATAATATATTACCCATTACTTTTTTATTTTTTTTAAGAACCTTCTCTACTCCATCAAAATAGTCTTTTATTACTAACCTTAATTTCTC